CTCCTCCACTCTACCACGTCCAAAGGCTTCACCGTCTACAACGTTAAACCTAAGGACTAACCAAGGGTTAGCATCCAATGGTGCCTTACCCTGAGAGCCAGGAATGATCTTATCAAAGACTTCCTGGTGCCATACAAGACGATTGTTGTCTCGTTTGACATGTGTGTAAACATCTACGTCTTCCTCATTGTCAGCTCCGTCTTCTCCAGGGGAGTTAACAGGAAGAGCAGCAGTGAGGATAGGTGCTAGAAGTTTACGACTAATTCGTTCACGTGTGACGATCTCTAAGATGTCACCGTTACCATCTCTATCTACGACATACCTGTTCAATGGGTACAGCTTAAGTCCTTTAGGACCCATGTAGATGAGAGCATTACCACCAACAACCAAGTGCTTAAGAGCTTGGTGTACGGTAACGCGATCACTAGATGCTGCAATGATTTCCATGACAGACCTCTCCATCTTAGCGAATGAGATGTCAAGGTCTGATCGTGCCTCTGCTGGAAGATCTACACCGATCTTTGAATCATCGATCTGTAGCTTAAAGAAGCTGGTTTGAGGAGGCAGGAGAGCCAACATCAATTTAGATGCTAGTGTCACCACACCCTTTGCACCAACACTTTGCCATGGTGTAATCAACCTAAGGTTTGTTGATCTACCCACATCATCATCCTGTTGGATAAGAGTAGGTAGTGTCAACTGAGAGCACTGTACAGCTGTGTCTAGAAACGTGGAACGATACTTACTTAGATAATCGTATCTTGTTTTAGCTGACATTCAATCACATTCCAAGTGTGTTAGTTTTTGGTGGTTTTACCGTCATTGAATTATAACCCTGTGCGCTACGATTCGCTTGCTTACGGCTGCTCTTCTTACCCCTGAATCCTTGAGCCCAGTTAGCAAGAGCTGTTTGGAATGGATCCATAGATGTAGCAGCAGTAGCATCAGGTTCAACAGCAGCTGGTACTATCTCTTCAGCAGTGGTGGATATAGTAGTACCTCCAGTTGTAGGTGTACCACCAGCAGCAGGTCCTCCAGTGGTAGCAGCAACGCTTGGCTGCATCAAACGACTAGGTACTTCATACTGTTTACCAATACCTCGCACTGTTTGACGACCACTGGGCATGAGGTCCATGCCACGTGCTAGTATGGTACGTTCAGTGCCACCGGTTTCTTCGCCAGTGGCACGAGTACCACGCATACCTTCTAGCATCTTACCAAGTCGGCCAGTGCCGAATGTAGGTTTCTGGGTAAGGCCATACATACCACCATAAGCTGGACCTGCCTGTTTGGTCAGCATGTTAGCGGCACCAGACTTAAGGTTAATGCCTGTCAGGTCATTCTCTGCCAATCTAGCGTTGATTTTATCAAGCCGTTGGACTACTTGTCCACCTGACACATTTTTACCACCTGCTTCAAAGATACTCTTAAGTTCCTTGCGACCAATACCTTGACCACCGCCTGCAATCCTAAGGACTTGACCTAAACCCTGTCTATTGTTTGTGGGTCCAGTATACTTATAATTAGATGGCATACTAGAACCTTTTGTTCCTCCTACACCACCAGCGGCAATAGCGGCAGCGTTAGCTGTACGATTAGCCTCGTATTGAGTTTGACCTGCAGCGGCGTTAGTTGCAATCCTCTGTTTGTTTGTCGCTGTTTGATTGTTAGCCTTTTTAGCCATTGTTCTCTTCGTTGAGTTGGTGTTGAATCCACTCGACCACTGAACGTTGGCCAGAGCGGTACATAATTAATGAGTGTGAGTCATCCGGGTGGGGATTAAGTGGTGGGAAGTTCTCTTCCAGTTGTGCTACAAGAGAGGTGAGCTGGAGACCATGGGTCTCAAGCATACTGAGGGAGATTGGGGTTTGCATGTTCAAAGAAGGCAGGCATACGTGCTCGCTTTGTATCAGAAAGCTCTGGTGCTTTACCTTCATACATCAAGCGATCACTGGCATCCAGCCAAAATTTTTTGTCCAGATATTTGTTGGTAGACGCTTTCAAGGGTGACATAACCCAGTTAATAGTAGCCTTACGCAGCTTGTCGAGGGAAGGACTGATCTCTAACCCAAGCTCCTTACAAACAAGGCTATTAGCCGCTACGTGCACTTGTTCATCACGACTGATGTCTGCACTTACTGTTCGGAGACCAGCGTCACCATTAAAGCGGAAGAAGGGGAGTAGTACGAAGAAAATTGCACGCTCGGCAACAAGTGCTTTAAGGACCGTGTGATCAGGATGCGCTTGCCAAGCATCCCTAAGGCGCTTTGCTTCGGTTTCAGCAGTTTCGTCAACACCCAAAGCATTGGCGATGTAACCGAGAGCCAAGTCGTGATTCTCTTCGTCTTTGACATTAGATCTGAGCAAGTCTGCCGATAGAGCTGGAATTTCACTAAGGGCATCTTGAATGAAGCTACCAACGGGGAGCTCCATGTGTCGCATAGCGAGTGCACGATAGATGGTTTCTTCAGAGCCTGCACAAAGTTCACCTGCTGTGGTTTGGACTGGAGTCCAGGTACGTTTACGATTTTGTAGTTTTTGATAAGGGTTCATTTTGAAGATAGGTAATTGCGTTTGAAAGTGCTTTTAAGTTATCGAAAAAGTTGCCTAGACCTAAATTGCACTCTCTGCAAATAAGTCCCCGCACATTACCTGTGTCATGACTGTGATCTACTACTAAAGGTTTAACTTTTTCGCAAATCGGACAGTGACTTGTTGACGCTAACATTGCGTCATAAGTTTCAGGATCTAAGCCGTATTTGTTTTTAATTTGTTGACGTTTGTAGTAAGCTGGCTGGGCACTGCGTCGTGATCGTTTGTTTGCTGCGTAGCAAACCTTACACCTACTCCCTTTACCATCCTTTCGACGCTTGTCGATTTCGAATTCACTTAACGATTTGGTTAGGTTGCAGTTAGTGCAGACTTTACTCTCCGCAGTTACAGTCTGGTGCTGGGTCATTGAGAATGCTGTCTAGATAATCATCAACTTCATCTTCATCCAAAGCAGCGTAAGCACTTGTTTTATCTTGAACCGAACCCATGACTTGAAGGCTGTAGTAAAGCGAAGTCTGCGGAGAATTGAGCCATTCTTCGATGAAGGTTTCGTCGTAAGTAATTACATCGCTCCAAGAGTTAAAACTGTATCCGTGTAGGAGGCCAGTAGTATCGAGAAGTCGGATAATACCATCTGCCACTCGCTTGTAGTTCTCCCAGCCAACTTCAGATGCGATCTCAACAGGACCGTAGTCAAAGCTCTGGACGCCGAAGGTACCACTATCACGGTCTACTTGACGGGCAATAGGAGGAGCGATCTCAGGACATGTAGTATAGCCATCGAGATCTTTGTAGCGATAACTGCATGAAGCAGTAGGTGCAATAGCAAAGGCACGGTCCATATTATTGAACTTAGCTACCTCTGCTGCTGCCTGAATACCAGCTTGTAGTTCTTTAGCAATCACATAACCAGGTGTTGCCGGATAAGGGCGACCACTGTTTAGCGCCTCTAATGCCCGACCAAAGTCATTGTAACTTACACCTTGTTGTCGGAGAAGGTTGGCAAGTCCCAGCAATCCGAGACCGACTTGGCGATCAGTCTCTGAAGGGAGGTATTCTCCGCTTTCTCCAACATTTGTTTTGCCGTGTAGTGTGCACAGTTCGGACATTCCTTGGACAAACGCACCTCGAATTTGATCGAGTTCACATCCGCCGAGATTAACATGTTGAAGTAGACAGGTCCCTCGACTGGGGAGATATACTTCCAGGCAAACGTTACCTCGGATTCGATTTCCATTCTTGTCTACCTTTGTTTTGTTGAGCCAGATGTCGCCCTTCTTGATACCATCAAGGAGAGCAGTCTTTACTTCTTGCGACGCTTCATTCCACCAATGGTTGTTAATGTTGACGCAACGCTTAACCCAAGGTAGATCAGCCCGACTAACGTTAATAAACTCAAGGACATCTGGATGATTGAGATCCAAATGACAAACGACAGCGCCATTCTTATATACACCTCCACGACGGAGGATTTCATTCAAGGTCGAGTAGATCTTGGCAAAAGATACGGGACCTGATGCAACCAAGCCCTTACTATTTTCCTCTCCTCGTCCCCGCAGTTTAGATAGATGGACTGCAACTCCCGCTCCATAGCGAAGAGCGTGCGACACAAATCGCCAAGATGCTTCGATTCCATTAGGACCCTCCATCGTGTCCTCTACAACAAATACGGTGCACGACACAGGGAGTCGTGAGGTGGGATCATCGATCCAAGATTGAACACGCCCAGTACGGGCAATAAGATCAGTGGACATACTAGACAAGATCACTAAGGTTTGGTGGTTGATAGTTAGGACCCTTGAGGACTTTACCATCCTCTCGGTAAACAGGTTCTCCGTCCTCTCCGAGCTTACTCATATTGCTTCGGTGGACACGGTTGAGAGCTTCATCAAGATCCCAATCAAGGTTCTCTGCGTATTGATAGCAGACATAAACAAGATCAGCTAACTCTTTGAGGGTATCGGTAGCATTAACTACGAATCCTGTGAGTAGTTGGTTCTCAGCCTCAAGGAACTCTTTGAATTCCTCAACGATCAAAGTCCGCTGCATAGTCCGTGAAGCTGGACTCGTACTGTTCCTGACCCGGAAACTTCTCCGGAACTCCTTTGCTTGTACGCTCAGGAACGATTTGGTTTTCAAGCTCATTTTGAAGATAGTGGATTGCTTTTTGAAGATCTTCTACTTTGCTGTCTTTGAAACCAGCTCGGCAGATATATTTGATGGCATTACCAAGATGGAAGTTCAGTCCTTGATCTCGGATGAAATCCCAAACTTGAATTGACCCTCGTTGGTAGTAGGTTGGGCCGGTGGAATTGGAGTGGGCCATTTCTTAACTAGGTTAGATACTGTATTGCAGAGAGTAAAGTTCTGGCGTTGTAAAGCCATGAAGATAGTGATTACATCTTCTAACTCTCC